CCGCGCGATTTCTCGGCCGTCAACGACTAGTGGAATCTCAACGCTGTATGTCCGAGGAGTTGATTCTGATTTCTGTGTTGGCGTATTTTGAACCGTATAATCAACGGATCGTGTCGGAACTTTCGGGATGGCAGCCGTAGCCATGTCGTGCGACGCCGCTTTAATTTGCGTTAACTGGTCGCCTAGTCCTATAGCGAAACCTTCGCCTGTATATTCACCGAGTTGCATAGTCACTCGCGACGGACTGTGGATACCTAGAAAATTGCGAAGACCCTCCGGTATTAACGAAGCTAGTTCCGACACCTTCTTACTAACGGCGCCTGCCATGTCTCCTATACCGTCAATAAGGCCGTTAATGATATCTGCACCTATCTGGTATAAATCAATGTTTTCGAAGTATCCTTGAATGTCGTTCCATATATCCTCGGCATACTTCTTTATCTCGCCCCAGGCGCCTTCCCAATCTCCTTGCAATAACTTCATCGCAGCAGAGATTAATCCAAGTACGACGTTTATAACAGTTCCTACTATTGTCTGTATCAGTGCCCACGCGACCTGTACAACTCCGCTTATGATTGGCCACACTGTTTGGAATACAGTTTTTATAACGCCGAGAACTACAGTGATATAAGTTTGTATAGCCGTAAAATATAATTGTACTATCCGCATGATTGAGGCGCCATTTTCGTCCCAAAATGCCTTTATATCCGATAGTTTACCGCTAATAAATGACGACACCGCGCTCATCACTGATTGCACGATTCCGCTTATGAAATTAAGCGCAGTAAAAAACGCATTTTTAATCCACGCCCATGCTCCATCGACCATATCTCTAAACCACGCAATATGATTGTACGCTAATACAAACGCAGCTACTAAGCCTACAATTGCAGCGGCAATTAGTGCGACTGTTCCTAAGACCGTCGCAAGCCCGGTTACGAACGGAGCTATAATCATCCATACGGCATTCATAGCCGCTGATAAACCTCCGAATAAGCCTATCCCAACCGCCAAAGGCGCTAATATTAATGTTAATATTGGCAGCAGCATGAGGAACCCTTGTATTATTTTCGCTAATACCGGATATGCCTCATTAAACTTAATGGCCAGAGCCGCGATAGCACCAACGAAATTAAAAACATGCGTCATTATCTGACCGAATAACTCGATCATCGGCTGAAAGGCTTTCTTTAATTTTTCAATCATTCCGGTAAATGCCGCAGCATACGTTGGATTCATCGCCATATTGGCCTGGTGAAGAGCACCGTAAAGCAATATAGAAGCACCCGCCGCAACTAATGCCACGGCACCCATACGCATAATACCAGCGTTAATTAATCGGATTTGGCTTTGCAGCTCTCGCATACTTGCCGTCGGACCAAGCGCTCTTAAAGCCAGGATTGCCGGCGCTCCATTTCGGGCGATTCGTTCAAGCCCACCGGATACCCGCAAAAGTCCTCCGTTTACCGTGTAAAGAGGATTTCCTATGCGTTGAAGGTTCGATGCAATACTATTAGACTGCAAGGAAGCTCCAAGCATGGTCCCGATCGACTGAAGGAAGCTCATGCGCATTGCTACGCTATTATTAATCATGCTATCCGTTACTTGACGATGTTGAGTACCCAGATCTTGTAGTGCGGACATTAAATCGCCAGTTCGACCGACATAATCCTCGGAATTTTGAGCTAACTCCAGGTAACCGTGTTGCACTTCGATTTGACTTTCCCGAAATTGGTTCATATTAGTACGGGAAGACCTAAACGCTTCTTGTAAATTACGCGCCATTCCTTGCGCGCTTTCTGATAGACCGCTCAAAGACCTCGACAGTCCTCCGGATACTTGACGCTGCATAGAGTTGATGTTACGCTCCATATTACGAAAAGTCCGTGTAAAACCGTCTCGAACTTCGAGAGAGTAACTAATATTCATTCCGTTTGCCATTAATTCACCGCCTCTCCAAGCGATTCTTCTAGTTCTGCCAATGTATTTCGTTTTTCTTCTATTGAAACGACTTTATTCGTCCGTTCTTTTCGTTTGTCTTTGCCGAGCAACTTATCCGCCGTCGGCGTCTTTTTACCGAGTTGAGCCGACATGATCCACGAGGCTAACTGTGCAGTCCGTTGCCATTCTGCGTCAGAGCGCAAACGGTATCCTTCGATCATGTTGGAGAACTCCCTCGGTGTTAAATCCCAAAATTCCCACGGTTTCAAGCCGAATAGTCCGGTTGCTTGCGCCATTAATTCGTCATAATCGAACGATTTGCAACCGGAATCTAGTTTGGGCTATCGGTTCCATCTTCTTTTGGCTGTGAGCCTTTCATCATCTTAGATTCGCTGATTGCCTTGGATAATTTGTCGCTTAACTCTTCGAATGTAATATCTTCGTTCTCGATTGCCTCATCGATAAACTCCTCGACTTTAGCTACTGTTAATTTTTCCTTACGTAAACATGCCCATATAATAACTGCGATATCAGATAAACGTCCTGACGCCATTTCTTCCTCGAATACTTTTTGCGCCGGTTTGTTATAGTGCTGCTCTAGCGCCTTAAACGACAAGAATGAAAATCGCATTTCTCGTTCCTTGCCACCTAGATTTATAAAAACGCCTGCCATTGTTTTACCTCCTTGTTATAAAAAGAAAAAGCGCCCCGAAGGACGCCGCTAATTAAGGTGTAGTTGTCTTTGTATAAGCGCCCTTACCGTTAAGAGTTAGTGAGTAAGTCGCTTGATCATCGTAAGGAGCTTCGATACTAAAATCGCTAATAATCGCGTCACCTTCGTATTTATTACCGCTTGCCGTCTGAAAGCGAACTTTTACATATTCCGCGCTTTCAAAAGCGTCCTCTAACGCAAGGTATCCTGCATCGTCCTCGACCAAAAGTCCGTCGGCTTCGATTGACCAAGAAGCAACTCCATATTCCTCGTCAGACCATCCGAAATTATCCTTCGAAGTAATGTCAATTGTATCGTATTCACGGTTAAGTGTTCCGCCTTTTTGTCCGGCGACTTTTGTCCAGACTGGCGTTTCGACAGTTCCGGTATTTACATAAAGTAAAAAATTAACTCCGCGTGCCATCGTTCATCCCCCTATTGTTCGTAATCTGTTCCGCCATTTTTGCGCTGAACATAAACTTCAACGTCAAAATAAACGCGATGCTTATTCGTCTCGTCCGTTGCCGATTCGACTGGCACGGGCACTTCCGATAAAACATCGCAATAAAAAAAGCCAGTCGCTATTGGCGATGGCCCACTCGTATCGAAATACGTAATATTCGGTTGTAAAAGCGCTAGTTTTACGCGTTCTTGTAGCTTAGATCGTTCCGAAACAGTTTTAGCATGTAGTCCGACTTGAAAACGATAAGTGGTTTCGTAATACTCACGTTCTTTTGTTGTAATTTCCGTGTTAGATTGCATCTGCTCTACAGTTGCGAAAGGCTTCGCTCTTTTACTTAATGAAATACCGTCATATACCCATACAACGTCAGTTAGTTCGGATACTTGCGCCTTTAAGTGCGTGAGTATTGAGTACGTAAAATTATGCACCATGTCTATTCACCGCCTCGATAATTGCTAGGCGAAAATCCTCACGATTACTCCAAACAGCTTTCCGAAAAAACCCCTTCTTCGTAGCATGCTCGTATTCTTGACGAGTCGCATACTCAACATCGGAGCCGAATTGCCAATGCATTTCATCGAGTTTCTCTACTGAAGGAGGAATGGATGATGCGAGTTTTCCCGTTTTATAAGGAGCGTTGTGTGCAGCATCGTTCGCCATTGTACGCGCCGACCTTTCAACTACCTGGTCGAGGTCGTACTGCAGTTCACGGGCGCCTTGTACGCCTAGGTTCTGCAATACATCGTCAATACCGCTTATTCGTATTGTACGTGCCATTACGTCAACCTCCTCGCTACACATTCACGCCTGTTAATTATGCCAATTCCTTTTTCGTCAACGGTGACTATTTCAAAAGAAACGCCACCACGTTCTACTCTAAGCACGCCCGTTAGGTCTATAGCAGGATCAAACGTTACTTTAACGTCGCCCGTCTGTATTTCAATGCCGTTTGTGACATCATGTTCGCCGTTTGCTACCGTTGAAACTTCCTTCCATATAACGGAAACACTTTCGACTGCCTCCGTAATAGTCGGCTCGTTTGTATACGGATCGTTGCCGCCATTTACCGCACGTACTACCGTAATAGTTTCGGTGCGTCCTTCTGTTATCCCAGCACGATTTGATTTAATCCAACTTGCGTCGTCTTGCGTTAACATGACCGCACCTCCTATTTAAGTACATACGTGATATATGACGTACAATTCGGGTGAGGCGAAAATATCTGGCTATCGCCAGGTTTATATACGCCTTTTCCCATACCGTAAGGGTCCTCTTGAGCCAACAAATAGCATTTGTGTTTCGTGTGGTTATTGTGGCCGGGTCTGTCGTTAATCTTTA